CCACCAGTTGTACTAGTTGCCGCCGCCAATCCACCACCCGTAGCAGTTAAGAAAGTGCTGAACGAAGAAGTACCTCCCGCCGTTGCTGCTCTAACGCTAACTTGCAGGTTTCCAACACCGCCAGCGCCGATAGTTACTGTGTAGCCCGTGCCGGGGGTCACATTAACCAACCCCATTGCAAAACCGCCACCGCCACCGCCACCAGCCGCTTGACTAGCGCCAGTAGCACTAGCGGCACCAGCGCCACCACCCCCGCCACCCCACACAAGAACCATGACCTGAGTGATGCCGGGCGGCGCAGTGAACGTACCGCTTGCAAAGAAAGGCTGAACAGCGTTGAACCGTTGAGCCAGAGGTTGGAAGTTGCTTAAATTGCTCATTAGATTACTCTCCAAGTAGAACCGTTGTAAACGAAAGTTGTTGCCGCGCCATTAACATCCAGCGTCATGTCTTCAGCCGCACTCATGATAGTCGATCCATTACGAGCAACTGTTAAAGGATAAGGCCCAAAAGTCCCGATACTGTCCATCACCTGAACCGTTGCGCCTGTTGCTGGAGTTGCAGGCAACGTTAATGTCCAAGATCCTGCGCTTGTGTTAGCCAAAATGTTGTCGCCAGATACGGCTGTGTAGTTAGTAGTCTTCGCGCTAAAACTGCTACCACCTGATGGGGTTTGGAATGTAGGCGCTACTCCAGCGCCGTTTGATGTCAAAATCTGACCCGCCGTTCCTACAGCAGTTGTTGCTGGAGCGGCTCCTGCACCACCACCATAAACGATACCGTATTGCGTCAGTGCGGCAGATGATGCCCATGTGGTTCCGCTTGAAAAGTAAGGCACACCACCACTTGTACCAGCAATAGTCAAAGCCAAAGTTCCAGAAGTAGTAACAGGAGAGCCAGCAACTGAAACTATGCCACCAGTAAATGTCTGGCCTACAGAAGTCACTGTGCCACCAGTGCCAGTTGCGGAAATTGTGATTGCTCCACTGCCGTTGGTGATAGTCACACCAGTTCCAGCCGTCAGTGTTGTTTTTGTTAAGGTGTTGCCAGTTGAGTTACCAATCAATAGTTGACCATCTGTGTAAGTAATTTCACCTGTACCGCCATTTGCAACAGGTAATGTTCCGCTTACGTGCGTAGTCAAACCAATTTTTCCGTAGCTTGGCGCAGCACCCACGCCACCAGAAATTAAAGCATTTCCTGTAGCAATATCAGATAAAAACGCAGAGACATTAGTAGCGCTTTGATAAACAAGATCACCAACCGCGCCGCCAATCAAATTACCGGCAGAGGTTACAGATGGTACAGAAGCCCAGTCAATTGTTGTTCCGTTCCACGTCAACACATAGTTGGTAATTGTTGGGGCGGGGGCAAAACTTGTAGCGCCAACTCCTGTTTGGAATGCAATACGGTTTGCCGCACCTCCTGCCAGATTAGTCGATGTTGTTGCATTAGTTGCATTAGTAGCGTTGGTAGCGTTGACAGCCGTGCCTACAGACAATGTGCTTTGAGCTACATATTGTGGAGCGGATGCACCAGCAGTCAAAACAAAACCAGCCGTACCAAGACTTAAAAATGTAGTTGTACTTGCAGCCGATTGATATGGAACCGATCCTGTAGCTCCACCGGCTAAGTTAGTAGCTGTACCAATTACTACTGAAGAAGGTGCAGTCCACTGAGGCGCTGTTCCACTAGAAGTCAATACAAAAGTGCTAGCGCCAATTGCTAGTTTAGTAAAGGCTGTACCAGAAGCATAGTACGTCAGATCACCCGCCGTATACGCTGTCTGGCCTGTGCCACCTTTATCGGTTAATAGTGTTCCAGTCACGCCCGTAGTTAAAGGCAAACCGGTAGCATTAGTCAACGTAGCAAAAGACGGCACACCCAGATTAGGCGTAACTAGTGTTGGCGTGTTTGCAAATACTAAAGCGCCAGAGCCAGTCTCATCTGTTACCGCAGCCGCAAGATTTGCGCTGCTTGGTGTTCCAAGGAATGTAGCTACACCCGTACCCAAGCTGGAAATGCCCGTACCGCCTGAAGCTGGTAGCAAGGGAGTGCCAAGCGTTAGAGACGGAGCATAGTTAAACGCAACACCTACATCAGTACCGTTGTTGTAAAGCCAAGCTTTACTGCCATTAGGAACGCTTACGCCCGTCTGACCGCTAACTTTAACAGTGACAGCAAACCCGCCAACAGAGTTGTTAAAGACAAGGTACGGTTTCTGTACAGCAGGGACATTAACTGTTCCCGCAGCAGTTAGCGTAGCCGTAATGTTTAAACAAAACGCGCGGGCTACTTGATATGCGTTGCTGTCTGTCAGTGTGTATGTAGCTATGTTAGCCGCAAAGTCGGCGGTAACTAACGTTGCTGTACCCACAATGGCTTGCTCTAAGCCAGATTGTGTAGCAGTTGAACTACCCAAGTTAACATTGGTGGTCGCGCCCCAAATACCAGACTGTGCGCCGGTGGGGATAAGTTCAAGCTTCAGGTTGGTGGTATACGTGCTTGCCATTGGTCTACCTTTAGTTTGAACTGCGTATTAACGCCGCCGTAGCAGTGTTAGCAGGCATTGTGATTGTAAATGTGACGGTAGATGTTTTGTCAGACCCAAAGTCTAAAACAGCTATGGATTTATTGCCTTGGCTAGAGTTATAGATTAACGCACATCTAGCCGTAATTGCGGCAGTCCACGATATATTTGGAAAGCCCACATAGGCTGTGTATCCAGAAGACGATACCGTAATAGGCGTTAGTATTGCCCCGCCATTAACGTAAGTACCTGTGTTGGCTACTTCGTTCGTAGCTGAATACGCCGTTGTTGTTTCATTTAAATCAGCAGAAGCCGTGTACAGGGCAATCTTGATAACGTCCGTTGTCAAGTCATGTATGCCTTGATAAAGCTCTGCTTTAAAGCTTGTGGTTTGGGTCTGAACAATGCTCATTGCGGCGTGACCCGTGCTTCTTTACGATATGTGTCTGTCTGCTGTTTACCATCACCCAAGTTCTTCAAGAGTGCCAGCGCTTCCATGTATTTTTGGTTATACAGCGTTATCATGTCAGCCTCACCTTTCATGTAGGTGATAGCTTCAACCAATGTCCCGTACAACAGCACAGAGCTAAAATGGTCGCCCAGCCACGTGCTTGTTGCAGTAACAATAGTTTCTGGCATGGCAAAATAACTTAAGTCTGTTACCAGCGCGGCACTAGGAGTAGGCCCCAAAATAAACTGCAACCGCGTCACAGGTGATGAGGGGCCGTTAAGTGCGTAGTATTGCGGCGTTCCTGTTGAAGCGGGGTTGGGGAACGCCTCTTGCATAAACGAGGGGTCTTTATTAAGCAAGTAGATATAGTTCCCGCTCGCATCAACCACAGCAAACGAATACACAGACAGCAAGTCAGTTGGTGCATTAAACGTCTGCACGCTTGGTGTTAAAGCCGTGGACGATGTCTTACGTAAATTGGCCAACGACACTGAGTTATAGATGCGTTGCTCCGCCTGCTGAATCATGGTATTCATGTCAGTAGTGTCGAAGGTGTTCTGCGTGTAATCGCTTACCGCAGTCACCAATTGAGCGTAAGTCAACGAACCTAGTGTTGCCATATAAAACCTTAAGCCATTGGCCCACGAGCTGTAATGCCCTTGGTCGCCGCGCCGTTACCACGGGTGACAATACCGGATGTCTTAGTGGTTTCGTTACCAGCAGCCTTGCTGATGTTACCAATAGACATGTTGATAGTATCGGCCTTACTGCGGTTAGGGGGAGAACCGGGGTTCGTAGACGCAACAACAGGCGCACCACTCATGGTGTGGGGCTTGGCGTATGCAGAAGCAGGTAGATTGTTAATCTTGGCCATGTTATTTCCCCTGATTTTTAACTTTGGCCATACCGCGACCATACTGCATCATCATCTCATTGGTCTTACCGCCCTTGGCAAGCTTTGTAGGCGTTTTGCCGGGGTGCATGTTCTTCTCGTGCTTACCAATGGCGGACTTCACCATCTTCTTGTCTTGTGTCATGTCTTTCATAACTAACTCCTAAGTAACTGTTACTGTAACTGTACCAACATTTGTTGTCGCCACCAAGTAATTCTGTGTCAAAGCAACATCAAAATTACTGGCCCCACCCACAGGGTTCCAACCCCACTGAATATCCCGCGAACCGCCAGTCAAACTACCACCAGCGTTAACACCTGCCGTAACGTACGTTGTGTCCTTGCGAGGATCGCGCACTGCTTGTGGATCGTCCACTGGGTACATACCCAACTGCAACTGCGGCTGATCTGGATCCCAACACACTGGGCACACCATCAAATTGTAAAGCTTTGTCTTGATGACTTCTTTTTTCAAA